GCTACGCTCTCCCGTATAAGGGTCGTAAGTGGTAGCATCTAAAATGAACTCCCGTTTTGTAAACGAGGAACCACCGTTTTTGGATGGCATTTGAACAGTTTGTCCGATTTCGATTATCCGTCCGGTTATTTGGTTTGCCATTAATTTTCTCCTCCAAAAATCTTTTAATTAATATTTCCATATAAATCCATACGAAGTCTTACTTCTTCCACAGCAACAATTTTGAATAGGTGAACTTTGGAATCCGTTACTTACCGCTGCTGATTTTAACGAAGGATATTTCTTAACGAAGTCACCAGATTTGGTATATTGATAGACTGGCACACCATTAGCTTTCCCCTTACGCTCTTGGAGCGTTCCATAATTCATATTGTATGAATGTGTACACCATTCAAGATTTTCAACTCTGTTATTGGATTTATTTTCGTCTTTATGATTTATTTGAGTATAGTTATTTGGATTTTGAATGAAAGCTAAAGCCACCAATCTGTGAACGCTATGCGTTTTATGAATGCCATTCTTTGTTAGAACAACAGAACGATACCCATGACTATCAGAAGGCGTTAATATCTTTTCTTCAAAATGTGTTACAGCTCCGTTTCTTATAAATTTTTTAGGCATAGATTTTATTCTGCCTAAAGATGATACCTCATAAAGACCTTCATAATCTTTAATAGGCTTCCAAATTTCACTACTCATTATTTGATATAATTTTGGTATCGGTTATAAGTTCTCTGTTTTCTTCCAAAAACCGGATAAATTCCTCACAATGATTAGTGAGAATAGGAATATCACGTTCTGGATTGAAAACGTATGTTTCTGTATAGGTATCTACCACAAAACCGCCTTTATTGAACTCTACAATGTTGTACTCAAATGTCCGCACATCCGAACCGTTCTTCATCAAAGCGTATGGATAAACCAAATGTTGGTGGTGGTCTTTGAACTTCCCTACGGTATAGCTTCCGGTTGTTTTGATGTCGTGGACACTGGCCGGCATCAGCTCGTCAATTACTCCATAAACCAAAACATTGCCGTATGCGGTTGGAAGAATCGCTTCTACTCTTTGTTGGGTTAATGCTCCTTTGAAGTAACCGGAAAACTCTCGGCAAAGTGAGATTGGGAAAGTAAAAACACGATTATTATAGGTAGCTTTCAAACCTATAACCTCGTTGGTCTGAACCTCATCGTAATACAAAGGTTTACCTGTTTCATCACAAGCTCCTTCGCGTATTACCTTATATACCTTTTCAACCTGCACAGTTTCGGATTTCCGATTTTCAATCATACAGTCAATAACCTCATTAAAGGCTGTTCCCTTGTCTGCCGCTTCACTATCAAACGGTTTGCGGTTAATACGGTCTATCAGTTCTTGAAACTGCTTCTGCCGAAACTCGTCTTCCGTACATGGTGGATTCTCACTCCACCCATAATAACGCTCATATATGACATCGCTATTAAGGTAATTGAAGTAAGCATCAAGAATCGTAGGATAAATCCTATAAAATATTTTATTCATTGCTTAAATCTCCATTTATATCCTTTATACGTTTTCATTTTCCCTCTGCAACACTTTGATATAAGGGTTGAGAAAAAACCTAATTCCAATTGAACTGCCCAAGCTGATTCCCATTCTCGAACAATATTTCCACGCATATCGAATTGAATTATAGGCTTCCTATTATTCTTTCCATTCTCTCTTGCATGAACTATGTTATCTTTTATAGGAAGCCATTCAAGATTAGAAACCTTATTGTTAGTTTTGTCTAAATCCTTATGATTTACCGTTTCATAACCGTTTGGATTAGGAATAAACGCTTTGGCAACTTCTCTATGAATAGACACCGTTTTTCTTTTGTTTTTATGAGACAATACCAATCGTAAATATCCATTAGATGTAGGATGAGGAATTCTTAATGTATGGTGCAATGGATTTAATGCATGCTTTAGACGTCCATAATTACTTATGAAATATATCCCCTTAAAGTCCTCTATATCTTTCCATTCTTCACCCTCATAGTCTTCAATACTGTTTTGGGAATTTCTCATAATAGAAAGGCACTCTCTACAATATTCCCGTAAACCATCTGGCGAGTTCTTATCTTTATGAAATTCGCCAAATGGTTTTTCCTTACCACATCGGATACATTTCTTGCATTTAGGCTGCATCTGAGTAGATTTTAGTTTCCTTATTGAATATCAGTCCCAAAGCCTTTACCTTTGCAGCAAACAAACTTCTCGCCATCATCAAAGAACTACCAACGTGTTCAAACTCATTAATATGAGAGGCGAACTCATTAGCGGACTTGGCATCAGTTATAAATTCGATACTTTCTTTGATTTCCTCTATCACCTTATCATACTTTTCCTGTGCTTCTTTCTTGGCTGCAAGCATACCCAAATACGAATTGATTATCTTGGCAGTGATAAAGTCGTTCTTTGCGGTTGGATTACCATTCTTGTCAAGGATGGTAGGAACCTCCATTACTGAAGGAAGATTGCAAGTATTCTTACCGTCATTTCTTGAAGTTGGGTCAAAAGTGATGGTACGTCTTTGGACGCCTCTTTCGCTTTTCATTTCAAGATAACCGAGCAAATCCAGTTCGGTAACGATAGAGTTGTAGGATTTTTCACGCAAGGCAGGGATAAACACCGTATCATCACCTTCTTTTCTTGTGTCGCGATGGGCAACGAAAATGATGTGCTTGTTAAGCCCCGAAAGTGTTCGTGTCATCCATGAAAATTCGGCATTGATACCGCTCCAATCACGGATGGACGGCTGGCGGGTTCCACACTTGTGAGTAATGATGAAGTCCATCATCTTGCCGATGGTATCTACTACAATGGTCTGATAAGCGGACAAGTCCTCTTGAAGAACTTGCTGAACATCGCTCCATGAAGTGACCTGTACCGTGTCTATATTCTCCAAGTGCGCCATGTTCATGCGCTTCACGCCGTTATCGAAGTCCAACAGCAGCGGTTTCGGTGCGCTCAATGCTACCGTACTCTTTCCCATTCCGGCTTGACCGTAAATCATCATCTTCACGGTGGTCGGGATAACTAATTCATTACTTTTCTTAATTAAACTCATGATTATAAATATTTTAGATTTGTATTATTCTTACAATGACCATTTAGCTTGTTCCGCAATGTAACTGGATGAATCCCTATGTCTTTAGCACAATCCAATGCACAATTCCATATTTTCCCAGTTACAACATCTGTCACCTTTTTTGCTGCCGGACCTTTTCCTCCTTTAAAATCTTTAATACCGATTTTAAAAGAATGCTTTATGTTTTCAGAATTAGTACACCACTCTAAATTCTCAACCCGGTTATCTGTTTTGACACCATTGATATGGTTCACTTGTGGCTTATGTTCGTGATTGTCTATAAACGCCGATGCAACAAGCCTATGAGCCATAATTTTCTTTTCAATGCAATTTTTAGATAATGTATATCGTACATATCCGGATTTGGTGATAATAGGCTTTTGGATTTTACCATAACGTCCTCTTAACCTTCCACTGCTACTTATTTGGTATAAACCCTCATATCCATATACATCCTTCCAAGTCTCGCTCATAATCGTAAATTTTATAGGGTTATTTGTTCAGATATTTACTCATTTTAAAAGCATTAATAGCGGATTGTATCTCGAACTTGGAATATATGATAGGAGAATTTCTGGATGAGCCTTTTCTTTTCTTATGCACCAATCCTTCTTTCTCTAACTTTTCCAAAAAGTTAGGTTCATACCCAAGTGTCTTTAACCATCTGAACGCTTCTCTTTGCTTGATTTCATCAGATACAGGAGACCGTTTCTTCTCACTGGCAGCTGCACCAAGCTCCGCCATGTCCATGCAGATATTTTTAAATTCAAATAATTCAAGTCTTACCTCCATACCGTCCAGTTCTTTCAATTCGTTCTACTCTTGTTTCTCTTCCTCTTCTCATCTCGCCCTGTTCGTGATAAAGCGATAGAGAAAATACACACAATAAGCAACATGCAACAGACGCACGAACAGTCGGTGAAAAATCCATTGTAAGTTTCACACCAGCTATTCGTTCGTAAAGCATGGTAGCAAGTTCTCTTCCATTTCTTACATGAAGAATTTCAAAAGCCTTCTGCAACTGGTTGTTTATCGTACTCACAGCCCTGCATTTCAAATCGGCTATCTCCTTCTTCTCATACCCTTGTGCATACATTCGTGCCGTAATCTCGCATTCAGGTGTAAGTTCGTTAAAAACTCTCTTCATAATCGTGTAAGACGGCTGATTAATAATTGCGGACAACCTCAATATATCCGGCTTCCCTGTTAGTGTCCACCGAATACAAAGTTTGCTTCTTGTCTATTATCCGGTCAATCCTTGCCAGCCTGTTAAGGTCAGCGGTACACCTGCGAAGCTGTCCAGCAAGCTTGTCGCTAAAGTCAAAACTGATTCTGTCATTCTTCTTTTTCAGCTTTTTCTTGATTTCTGTCCTTTCTTTCAGTTCTTTTGCCATAAAAATAAAATTTAATTAATGATTCGTGGATGGTAAGGGAATCGACCCCCTCTCAATCATGCCAATTGGTTGCGCAACACGAAGCTCTAACCGATAAGCTAACCATCCTTTTTTTAAAAAAAGGTGCACTATCCTCACGGACGGCACACCCAGTACAAACAAAAAAATAAAACACGAATATCTAATCTATTATCAGAACAATGCTTTTAACCGCGTTCTTGAAATGATCAAACTTCCGGTTCAAATCACTCCAAGATTTATACCATGTATTTTTCTCTTCAGCTAATTTCTCGTTAGCCTCTTCCAGTTCCTGCACACGCCTTACTAAATCTTCATGCGTCATGCCTCTTAATTCTTCCACTGTCATAATCGTATAAATTTAAAATGTCGTTAAAAAGGTAGGAGTCGAACCTACTTCTTGTAAGCTAAATGAATATATAAATTAGAATATAAGTTAATACCAACAATTAATCGCTTACACGCATTCCAACAATGCTACTTCATAAATTACCGCCCAGCTGGTTTACAAGGTGATTGTGCACTCATCCCCATGCGCCTTGTGCCGGATTATAGGACTACCTTTTAGCGGTCTGTTTTAAGTTCTCTATAAGTTATTCTCATGAGCGACACACACCCTACACATATAACACTCATTATAGTGATAGAGAATATTTTCATAGGACTGTAAGTAGTAATAGCCCCGTAAAGCATACCGGCAGCACATATACTAACCAATATAGATAAAACGAATTGGATTGTTTTCATAATCGTATAAATTTAAATAAGTATCTGTACCCTAATCGAATAGCAGAACCTTATTTCAGTTCAGTACAGACTATAAGACCTTTCAGCGATACTTGTGCCTAACCAAGCATACTCATCACGCTAAAGACAAATTGGCGTGCTGAAAGTAAAAATCATTTCAACTTCGTGGCTTTACCACCATCAGACATATACAACCATTCGCCCATTGTCGGCTTATCCTCGGTTGCTATCGGTGTCAATTCCGTTCCACTTGCACCCACCACTATCCACCATCACTGGCTTCGCTTACGTGCCTTCGCAGAAATATATCTTTTTATCGTATCAATATGTCAAAGAACCAATCAATAGCACCCTACCCGATTCTCGCTATCGGTTGCCGTTCAATCCGTCTGTAGGGCTGTCGTGCGTTGCATAATCGTGTATTATGCGTATCGGCTGATACCTTGTACCCGGCATAGAGCATCGTAGTCCATGCCATCATCTTCACAAGTTTCAAAACCTTTTAAGGCATCTTCCAAACTGTCTATCTCATCCGTTATCAACTGGATAGCTTCTTTTTTGCTATCAGCATTGAACATCAGGCAGACAGCCTCTTCATCATTGTTATGGGCAGCCTCTAAATCTTTATAAAGGCTATCCAACTGCTGGTTAATCGTGTAAGCATTCATATCCATATCTTTTATGCGATTGACATCAGATTAGCTTTTTTGAAGCATCTGAATTCTTGGCGTTCAGTATCATAGTAAGTCTGGACGGTATCATTCTTTTTTCTGTTGTCAGTACCAGTGATGGCAGGCATCAGCTTTTCATTTAGTGTACCGTATGCCTCACGAACGGAACCGTCCACTTTTTTGAAGTAGAACTTCACTATCTTCTTTTTCATCTCACCTTTCAACTTCAAGTTAGCCCAAGCGACCTTCATTGCTTCGCTCATGGTGTAGCCATTACGCTTAACGAACTGCCAAGCAAGGCTCATTACTTCGTGTAAAAATTCTCTTGTTCTCATAATCGTGTATTTTAATATGTTTATACTATTTGAAATCTGAATTAATCTTCGTTTCTTTGTATCAGTTTAATTTGATAATGCAAATATACTACTATTTTTCAGTAAAAAGAATCTAATACTGAAAAATAGTAGTAAAACAACACTATTTAACTATTGAAGCAGGTTATACCTTATTATAATATGAAGAAAGAAGGCAGAAATAGAAATTGGATAGCGTGGATAGCACTTGGATTAAGTGTTATTGCGATAGTTCTATCACTTTACTCTATGCACAACAGTAACTCTGTATCGCTTCAAAAAACATTAGAAATCTGTATATCAGTCATGGGAATAGGAATAACAGCGATTTTAGGGATACAGATATACACAATATTGACTATAGATAAAAGAGTACAGGAAAAAATTGAGGATGAACGAAAACTGTATAAGGATAGTAATTCCCAGCTAAAAGAAAATTTAAGGTCTCTTACAAGAACAATGCAAAGATTTACAACGGGGAATATTTATATTATTAATGAAGAATACAACGAAGCTTTTTGTGTATTTTGCCTTGCAGCAATTGATGCTAATAAATTAGGAGAAAGGGAATTAGTGTCTATCAGTTTACAGCAGGCAGTGGATATACTACAGAAAACAAACTGTATCAATAAATGCGAAATAGTAATGAAGTACATGGATGAGTTAAAAACTGGAATGATAGGAATATCTGACGAAAAGGCTATTACGGTTTACAATGCGCTATTGAATTTGCCATCGTATGAATAAAGCTATTCATCTTTATCCTCATGGTTCCTTGCTATTCCAAGAAGAATAATTGCAATCCAAGGAATTAAGCCGCATAGATACATTATTAAGGCTTCTATCATAGCAAAAAAAATAAAGCGACCAACTCCAAAGTTGCGGTTTGAAGTTTAGTCGCCTATATAGTCCCTTACGGGAACAGTTAAACTTATTAGTCGAAATCATCCGCAACTTGATTCCGACACAAATATACTGAAAAATAACAGTAAAACCCCAAAAAGATGAGCACAAAAGAAAGATTTGTTGAATATTTAAAAATCAAAGGGATTGGGCAAACAGCTTTTGAAGAATCAGCTGGTTTATCTCGTGGAGCTATTGCCAAAAAAACGGGCTTTAATGCAGATTCAATAGAAAA